CATCTGACAGAGCTTTCGAAGAAGAAGTAATGTTAAGCGGTTTCGCTGGTGCACCAACTAAACAAGAAGGTGCTTCAGTTGTGTTCGATCAAGCTAACGAAGCATATACAGCTAGATACACACACGAAACTATCGCTTTAGCGTTCTCTATAACTGAAGAAGCTATTGAAGATAACTTATATGACAGACTTGCTCAAAGATATACAAGAGCTTTAGCAAGATCTATGTCTAACACTAAGCAAGTCAAAGCAGCTCAAGTGTTAAACCAAGCTCAATTCACTGCAGTGACAGGTGGAGACGGTGTTCCTTTAATTGCGAACAACCACCCTCTATCTAACGGTGGTCAATTCTCAAACGTATTGGCTGTAGCTGCAGACCTTAACGAGACTTCATTAGAGCAAGCTCTAATCGACATTCAAGGTTTCGTTGATGAAAGAGGATTAAAAATCGCTCTTAACGGCAGAAAAATGATAATTCCAAAAGAATTACAATTCACTGCTGAAAGATTGATGAAATCAACTCTTAGAACAGGTACTGCTGACAATGACATTAACGCTATCAACAACATGGGTATGGTTCCTGAAGGTTACAGAGTTAATAACTTTTTAACTGACACAGACTCATACTTCTTGTTAACTGATGTGCCTAATGGTTTTAAACACTTCGAAAGAAGCCCGATTAAAACTGCATTAGAAGGTGACTTCGATACAGGTAATGTTAGATTTAAAGCTAGAGAAAGATACTCTTTTGGATTTTCTGATCCAAGATGTGTATTTGGTAACGGAAACTTACCAACTAGCTAATAGTTAACAGTTAACCCGACAACGGGTACTTAAAAGGGGCGGTGCATTTGCATCGTCCCTTTTTTTATGTTAAGTCAATACAGAATGAAAATTCTTAAACACAAAGAATCAAAAATCTCACAAAATTATTTTTTTATTAAAGGCAATCTAGATTTAAATTGTCAATATTTTATTCAAAAAATAGAAGAGGGTATAAAAGCACCTGATAATAAAAATTTTCAATCAAATGTTCAAGGAGAAATGACAGAATGGAGATATTTTTGTCAAGATTACGAATTTGCTAAAATAGCTTCAAAAATTTTAGACTATTGTGAAGCACATAATTTATTAGATAAAAAAGTTTATCTTGCTAATGCTTGGGGCTATAAGGAAACTTTTTCAAATTATACAAAACGACATAGCCATCATCCAGGTGTATTATCAGGTTTGATATATCTATCAAATGTAGATCAGCCTCTCATATTTGATGAAATCAATGAGTCCGTTGTCCCTGAAGCGGGTAACTTTGCTCTATTTTCAAGTTTTTTATACCACCAAACAAAATCGAGAATTCTAGACAATAAAATTAAGTATGGAATTTCATTTAACTTTTATGAACAACTAGATTCTTGAGAATTTATTGTGTATAATAAATAAACCTAGAAAAATTGTTATGTAAACTGGCTAGGCAGACGGTATAGAGATTACATAACGCAAAGCTATACAAGGAGAAAATTATGGCAAACACAACATTTGACGGCCCAGTAAGATCGAAAAATGGTTTTCAATCTATTGGCCCAGGTGCAGTAAAAGCAGAAACTTTAGCTACTGATTTGACTGTTGCAGATCACGCAGGAAGATTAGTAACAATGGATCCACAAGGAACTCCAACTGCAATTACAATTCCAGCGATTGTCGCTCAAGCTGATGCAGCAACGGCAGGGCCTGGAAGTGATCCAAACAACCCAAGCACAATTGGTACAACTTTTGAAATTCTTTTTATTGATGATTTCACTGGTACAATCCAAACTGCAAACACAGCTGACAAATTTGTTGGTGGTGTAACAATTGGGATTGATGCTTCAGTTGCTGGAAAACAATTCGTTCCAGCTACGGCAAACAATGAAGTTAATTTAAATGGTGAAGCAGGAGCATCTGTTGCTACAACAGGTGGTCTT